GGATGGCATCACTCACGACTCCTATATCGAGCTAAAATGCCGTAGGACTCATTACCCTACTTTAATGATAGAAAAGAAGAAGTGGGATTACTTGGCCGAAATTAGGGCTAGAACAGGCGCTAGAACGCTCTATATTAACTCTACGCCTAAAGGTGTATATGAGTTTGACTTAGGGGCTCTAAAGGCCCCAGAATGGCTTTTACAGCGTTTACCATCAAAGACAGATTTTGCCGGATCCGTTCATATCGAAAAGTACGTCGGCTACTTGGATCTCAAGGATTCTAAATGCCTACTCATATAGCCGACTTCCCAGATATCCATAGGGATATAGACGATCAAATAGATTTATTCGAGACACTCCCAGCCTAAAGCTTGCGCTAAATCGATTTAGAGGCGTACGCTCGGTTTGTAAATCTATTTAGGTTTACAGATCGGGAGACTAAATGCTAATAAATGAATCAGCTAAATCTATTTATGATTACGCTGAAGAATATATCGGTAAAGGATGGGCTGTTCTTCCTTGCTTACCGAGATCCAAAGAGCCTCACTTCGGCCTAATCAAAAGAGCTCATCTTGACGCTACTACTGATTTAGAGCTGGTTAAGTTCTGGCTAAAACTAGATCCGAATATGAATCTAGGCATTAACGCCATTAAATCTAATTTAGTGGTTATCGATATCGATTGTAGAAATGGTGGGTTAGTAGATCCAGAATGGGATCTGACGTATACCGTTCAGACAGTTGACGGCTGGCATCTGTACTACAGCTACTCAGATGAAGATCGAGTTAGAAGCTTTACTAGAGGAATCGACGTAAAGCACAAAGGCTACGTCGTAGCGGCTCCTTCGGTCCATCCGTCCGGATCTCGCTATCAAGTAATCGAGGACGTATCAGTATCACCATTACCGGAATCACTTAGGGAGAAGATATGCCAAATCCAATACTTTTAATTAAGTATGACTCAACCGCTGGAGCTTGGACCGATGGAACTAACTTCGTAAAAGGCTCAATTATTCGTCGTTATGCGATCGAAAAAATGGGTAGACAACAAGCTAGAGGCCGATTGGCTAAGGACGAAATATCTTCGTTCTTCTTAGATAAATATGGAGTGTGTGCTGATGTTGAGTAATTTAGTTATATGGACGTTAGTCGGATTTATTATCTATCTGAACTATCGATGGGAAAAGAAGGAAGTAAAAGCGTTCCAGATTGGCTATCAGAGAGGACTTGAGGATGGACGAAGAACTACAAGAACGGTCCGCTAGTGAATGGCTTGAGGAAGCTCGAGACACCTTATACGAGCGAGGCATCGCTTACGGTGATCCACGGTACAACCTACTACGGATTTACCGAATCGCGAGACTTCTCGGTGTTCAGTTGCGAGAGCCATCTGACTTGGCATTGGTATTTATTGCGACAAAACTCTCGAGGATTGTTGAAAGTCCGGGCCGGTCGGATTCGTATATCGATCTCATTGGATACGGATCCATACTCGCACAATTTAGATATACCGATTGGAGCGACCTTGACTTTACTGAGGAATACTAATCCGCGGCAATTTTGCGATATCTGTAAGCAACGATGGGGATCGCATAAAGGAGAATGGCATCCAAAAGCGCAGACTCCTGCGTACTGGAAAGCTGTATCTCAAAATCCGAAGCGATCTAATCAAGTGCGCTTCTACTGTCTTAACTGTTCAGCTGATATTCAGAACTGGCCAGATGGGACCTTTTATTCATTAAAAGAACAGCTCTTAGATGGCCTAAGAGAATCTACTAAGGGAGATCAATTAGATGTCGAATTACCTAGATAACTACGTAGGTGTATGGTCCAGATGGAAAGAGTTCGTAGCTTTATATCCAGACTATCGCCATAAGTCCCATGTACTAGCTGAATCATTAAATAGAGATTCAGAAGTCTATATAGTTAAAACAGAGCTCTATAGAACTTGGAATGATGCTGAACCGTTCGCTACTGGATTATCCAGTGAGGTAAAGAGTAAACAGTACGCGATCGAACTAGCAGAGACGGGATCTCTTGGCCGAGCGCTTCAGATGGCCGGATTCCCAGCTAAGACCAATAATGAACCTTGGCAGTCCCATAAGAAGCCTATTGAGACGATTAGTAAAGAGTTCGCCGAGTTCGTTAAAGAACAGCGACCTAACGATCCAGAGCCAATAGTCCATAACGTAGAACACCTAGTTAAAGAGCTAGGAGCTGAGATTATCGAGGAGATTCCTCTCTGTAATCACGGCCCTATGGTCCTTAAACAAGGTAGTAAAGAAGGTAAGGATTACCGAGGCTGGGTATGTGGATCTCGTAGCCGAGAGGATCAATGTCCGGCTAAATGGATGAAGATCGATGAGTCCGGTAAATGGGTATTTAAGAAGTGAATCTAGACGTTCATCCGTTTAAGTGTGGATCCTGTATATCAGTTACCCCTCAGAGGCTCTTAAAAGAATACGAGTGTTCGGACATACCAGAAGCTCCGGGTACCGTATGGCTAACCGAGTGTCAGAGATGCTTCGAGCAGAGAATCGTATATCCGACCGAGAGAGTGATCTCTAAAGAGGACGATATCGAGAGATGCTTGGAGTGTGGTAACTGGAAGATGAAATCGTCTAAATGTCGAATATGCCTATTAGCCGATGGAGTGGAAAAGTTAAAGGTAAAATTCTTTACTGGACATTCCGATCAGTTTAAGGAGCTCGATATTGCCGATCTATGAATTCAAGTGTCCAGAGTGCCAGATAACGGTAGAGCAGGACTTTACGTTCTACTCGAATCATTCGATCTGGTGCTCGGACTGTCAAGTACCTATGGAGAAGCAATTCTCTAGTGTGGGAGTTATCTTTAAGGGTGATGGATGGGCGAGCAAAGAGAAGTAAATCGCCGACCTCATTCTCTTAAATATATCCACCAGTTAATCGACTGGGGATTTAGTAAAGAGTTCATCGCTAGGGACTGTGGGATCAGCCTGGAGTCCTTAGAGATGAGACTCTATCGGGAGAGGAAAAGGAATGGGAATCAAGGAGATAAGTCTGAAGCTAGCGGCGATTAGCCTAATAGCGGATGAAGCTAAAAAGACAAAAGATCGGCTAAGAGAAGAATTACAAGCTGAAATGGATAGCTTGGGAGCCGATAGGGTAAAAGCTGAATTAGACGGTGAGACGGTAGCTTATGTAACTACCACTAAACCCCAGTTTAAGTGGGAAGTAATAAACGAGCGTCAGTTCGTTAATTGGGTAATGAACAATATGGGTACAGAGATAGTTACCTCGGTTAGAGAATCTAGTAGAGAAGCTATTTTAGATAAATTTAATTTAGTAGATTCGACAGTAATCGATCCGAATGGCGAGGTAGTGGACTGGCTAGTGCCTAATATTAAAGATCCATACTTAGTAACCAAGTTCGCTGGTGATGGAAGGGAAAAGTTAAGAGATGCGCTAGTAAGTAAATCCATTGAACCAGTAAAGCTCTTAGAGTTAGAGTAAATACTAATAAAAGCTGTCTCAATATATGAGATGATAGGAGAACTGATGCGTAAGCGATTTGACAAGGTGACTACACTCGAGCCAGAGCGCGGGCGCGGAGCTGGCCCTCTAGCGACGGTTAGGGGGGCCTATTGCTTCCGCTTGATAGCTACAGCGATAACAGCTCTTATATTTCTATTTATAAATGCTATTCCCTCTAATGCTATTTACTTAAAGCGATACCAACAAGATTGGGCCTTGGTTGCGATGAATCACTTAGGCGGAAACCTTGAGCAAACTCAATGCTGGGTAGAGCTCATCTGGCGCGAGAGTCGCTTCGATCCTAAAGCTAAGAACGGTAGCCACTATGGATTAGCACAGATGCGTAGTGAGTGGTATCGAGATCTTAAACCAAGAGCTCAAGTTAAAGCTCATATTAATTATATTAAACACAGATACAACGGATCAGCTTGTAAAGCTTTAGATCATAACAAGACTAGAGGCTGGCATTAATGGGACTAAGTGGTAAGTATTGCTTCTGTGGAAATTCTATTTCTAGTGCTGGTTGGCAGAATGGA